CAGTGGTGATTCTGAGATCTTTTCAGAGGATGGCATAGAGTTGCAAGGCAACCAGCTGTCCAAGGAGATAGGAAGAGCACCCACTGCTGCAGGTGAACAAGAGAATGTTTGGCACAACGATTCATTTCAGTGCACAGCGTTTGATATGCCAGTTCGAGCCCTTTCTTGGGTTTCGTGGTCTGACAATCAGCTCTACGAACGCCTGCAAGCCAATGCTTGTTGTTTTATTTCCAGCTTCACGAGTCCGGATGGGCCCACGAAGCGAATGAACAGAGCACTAGCACTTGGCGGACACTTCTATCTCACAAACAACCACGGACTCCCTTCGGAGGGTGAAATCCTTCTGAGGGTCATTTTTGATGGAAACATGATGGGAGTGTCATCGTCGTACACTTTTACTTTGCGTCAGGACGAGATTCACCGTTACCCCGAAAGGGATGCGGCTGTGATTGAACTGCGCGGTATTAGTCCCAAGCCACGAATTATTGACCTGTTTGGAAAAGAAGAACTAGGGGGACACCTCAAGGGCTTTTATTTGAACCGAGATGAATCTGGCCTTATGTCAAAGATCCCTGTGATCAATGTCATGAAGTCTGAAACAGTTGTCGATTTTCTGGGCCAACAGCGCGTCTGGATTGGGCGGCCTGAAAGGGCTACCCTGGCTGGAGAGTGTGGAATGGCACTTATCCTCCGCAACGGACTGGGTCCCTTCATTGGGGGGCTCCATGTTGCCTACCAGCCTGGTCTTAGTATGGCCACTGTGGTCTCTCAGGGGTTTATCACAGAAGCTGTTGCAAAGTTTGGGCGGAGGCTCATCCAGAGTGGAGTGCCAAATCTAGAAGGTGAACGGCGTAGTTTGGGAGAAGTGCACTTTAAGTCCCCTTTCTGCTTTTTGAAGGAGGGAATGGCTAGAGTGTATGGCTCCTTCAGCGGATTTCGACCTGCGACAAAATCTAAGGTTCGGAAGACGTTGACCCATGATGCTGCAGTGCGTCGTGGGTATGAGGTGAAGACCGGTGCGCCATGCCTGCAGGGCTGGCAACCGTGGTATCACGGTGCTGTCGACCTCGTGAATCCTGTTACTAGTATGAAGTCTAGTGTGTTGGAGACAGTGAAGAATGATTTCATTGCTGAACTCAAGGCACGCTTGGACCCCGAAATGCTGAAACGGGAATTGCACGTCTACGACGACGTCACGGCTGTCAATGGAATGGCCGGTGTGCGCTTTGTGGACAAGATGAACAGAAACACTTCTATGGGGTTTCCCTGGAGAAAGACCAAGAAAGAATTTATTCACAAGATTCCGGCTACACCGAATGTGCCGGATCCAGTGGAATTTTCCCCGGAAGTTATGGATCGAGTTCAAAAAGTGATTGAGGCTTATCATGCTGGTGAGCGTTATTGCCCTGTGTATGCAGGAGCCGGCAAAGATGAGGCCTTGAAGCACTCAAAGGTTAAGAGTAAGAAGACTCGCCTATTCATGGCATCTCCTACAGACTCGAACTTTGTGGTGCGCAAGTATTTGCTCGCCTTCGTGCGAGTGCTTCAACTCCATTCTTTCTTCTTTGAGTCCGCCCCTGGGGTGGTAGCTCAGAATAAGGAGTGGGATGACATGTTGAAGTACCTTGATCGCTTTGGGAACGACAAGTTCATTGCTGGTGATTATGCAGCTTTTGACAAGCGCATGCCAGCTGTTCTCATTCTAGCTGCTTTTGACATCATTATGATGGTGTGCAGTTGGAGTGGGAACTACACAGAAGAAGATTTCATGGTCTTGGCCGGTATTGCCGAGGACACCGCTTTCCCAGTGGTGGACTTCAACGGTGATTTGGTTGAGTTTTATGGGTCTATGCCTTCTGGCCACCCTCTCACTGTCGTTATCAATGGACTTTGCAATTGTCTCTATATGAGATATTGCTATGCTGAATTGAACCCTGCGGGGCCGACTGCTAAAGGTTTCAAGGACCATGTGTCTTTGATGACCTATGGTGACGACAATGTGATGGGAGTCAGTGATTTCGTTCCTTGGTTCAACCACACTGCTATCCAGGCGGTGTTGGCCTCCATCGGTGTGACTTACACTATGGCTGATAAGGAAGCGGCTTCTGTGCCCTACATTAGGAAGTCTGAGATTTCGTTCCTTAAGCGCATTTGGCGCTGGGATGAAGGTCTGCAGGCTCATGTTGGGCCCCTCGAAGAAGATTCGATTGCAAAGATGCTGACGATGGGCATTCCCTCTAAGGAGTGTGCACCTGAAGCTCAAGCGATTGATGTCCTTTCCACAGTTGTGCGTGAGTACTTCTGGTATGGTGAGGAGAAATTCAACGAGAAGCGCACTATGTGCATTGAAATGATGCATGAGTGTGAGCTGGAAGGCTGGGAGAAGAAATCAA